GAAGCAAGCGAACAGTGCGATTGTTTGATAGTTGGCTTACATATTGACCCATCATGCGAGAGAAAAGAGAAAAACTCACCCGTACAAAGTGTTTATGAGCGTTACTTACAACTTGACGCTGTAAGGTTCGTTGATGAGGTGGTTCCGTACGAAACGGAAGAGGATATGCACCGTTTATTGAGGATTCTACGCATAAATGTACGGATAGTTGGCGAAGAATACCGAGATAAAGAGCTAAGTGGGCGTGAGTTATGCAACGAACTCGGCATTGAAATCCATTACAATAGCCGCAGTCATACTTTTTCTTCTACTGAATTAAGAAAACGAGTACAAAACGCGACAAACGGTTTGATTACGACTTTTTGATGGAACAAATTGGAACAGTCACACCTGCCATGCTGTTTTATAATGTAATTATGCACTATAGAAAGAGGTCATAATGAATATATTCGTCTTAGATTGGGATCAACGACGCTGTGCTACTTGGCATTGTGATAAACATATCGTCAAAATGCCCCTTGAAACATGCCAAATGCTTTCAACCGTGCATCACCGTTATACAGGCGACGGTCCGTACTTACCCGTGCATCAAAAACATCCTTGTACTTTGTGGGCAGGCCAAACTGTTGAGAATTACCGTTGGCTCTGGCGTTTAGGTTGGGAGTTATGCAAAGAGTACACATGGCGTTACGATAAAATCCACGGTTGCCAAAGAGTTCTTGCAATATTGAGGTGTCCACCACTAGAATTACAAGCAAGAGGGTTTACCCCTCCCGCTCAGGCAATGCCAGATGAGTATAAACACGCCGATCCTGTAGTAGCGTATCAAAATTACTACATTAACGAAAAAGCGAGGTTATGCACATGGAAAAAAAGACTAAGGCCAATATGGATGCCGACCCCTGCAAGGGAAAACACGGCGACAATGTAATCCCATTCCGGCCGAGATCGTCCCATTCTAACGGAGACGAACTACTCATTGAAGAAAAAGAAGTTGACATATTGCTTTGCTCGCTCTGTGGTTCTGGCTCTTTCATGCTCCTTGCTGACCAGTCAGGACAGATAGGATGTAATGAGTGCGGATTTTTGATTGGTGCGACGTGGAGCAACCAAGACTTTGTCAAATACGAAGAGTAAATAAGAACAAACAAGAGTTATCAGCCCAAACATCTGGGCATACACTAATAATGTAGCGCAACTCGTAGAAAGGAGTTCCCATGCGACTGACAAAACAACAACAGATTTCGTTGCTACATAAGTGGCGACAAAATAACCAAGGGATGACGTTCCTTGGATTCCGGCGCTCAGCCCATAGCACAATAGGTTGCGATGATGCCATTGCAATCAAGTGGTGCAATATGTGGCTCTGCATTGAAACTGATGGCTACACACACTCATAGAAAGGAGATATGCCATGTCTACTGAAACAGCACCCGCTGATCTTGCCGCTGACCTTAAGATGTTCCAAGGTACTGATACTTGGTTCCGTCACCCGCTTTGTCACAACTTTTTGTACACCGATGGTGTGAAGTTCTTTGCTGAGCATTGCGGTAACGGAGCCTACTGGTTCCTTGACATTATTGCTACTGAGGTAGCTGAGCTACAAGAAACCGAGGAGTTCTTGTCGATTCACCTAATTGTTGAAAACGATAAGGCACGTATCTCTGTTTCTGACGGTAACGGTAGGGACCTTTACGAAAAGGCCATCGACTACACCGATGCTCCCGTTGGTACTTGGAAGTTTTTCCTGACCAACAATGTCATGCTCTTACCAAGTGAGTATTGATATGGTTATTGGTGGATATCAAATGGAAGACCTTGGCTACGGTATCGTAGTCAAGGAATACGAAGCAGGTTGGTCGTTCTGTTTACAGGGCGACGACGCACAACAGTTCCGCGATGACTGGGAGTACGCACAGGAGTACGACATACCGTTCCGCACTTTTCTCAGTTATTACGACTATGACACACTGTTCCAGTAGGAGGCAATAATGACTTGGTTACCTTTCGGTGGTCGCACTCATAAGGAGTTTGACGAAATGGTTGAACACATCCAAAAAGGACCCCCTTATCCGTGGGATGGTTTAGAAACAAGAATAAACCAAATAGAGGAAACAGCTAATCGGCTGTTTCCGGACGGAGAATATCGTGACATGGCACGGGATGAACTTATCAAAGACCCCACGCGCAGTGACGATGAAATAGCAACCGATTTAGCAATGAGGTGGTACGCTCCATGAGAAAACGACGTAACCTTTTAGAGTTTCTGGCGGTCTTATCTTGGCGACCGCTAGACAAAGCTGACCGCATGGGATTTTCCGGCATAGAATCAGCTACTGCGCGTATCGCAGAAACCGCTGACAATATTTACATCGTTGACACAGACCTGCTCTCTGTAATCAATGTAAAAACCATGGAGGAGACACAATATGAACTCAGAATCGTTCACTCTCGATAACGGCTACACTTTCCATGCTGTTGTCCAAGATCTTGGCGCAACATGGGCGAGGGCAACCGATCCAATAACCGCTATCCGTAATGCAGCTCGCGCGCACACAAGCAACTTCGGTATCGGTCTGCCTGTTGTGTGCATGTATGGCAAAGCCGATGAGCTGCAAAGTGACGAGTGGGGCAGCTTCCGTTGGAAGATTGAAAATGAGCCAGTGCCTATCGGCTTGTTTAATGTAACAAAAACCCAGATCAAGCCAATGCCGAAAGGGTTGCACAACGACCGTCATGCAAGTTGCGAGGAGTGGATTACAGATACCCTCGGCAGCATTAACTTCCACCACGATCGTGTGACAGAAATGAGGCTAGCCGCAAATGACTGAGTATACTCCAACTAAAGCCGCAATCATGTGGCACGAGGGTATGAAAAAAGTCTGCCCCGAGTGCGATGGCGAAGGCAGGTTGGAGTACGATAAGCCCGTTATTGATTACGTCAATGGCGGGTACATCGACACTGTCTGGGATGATTGTGATGAGTGCCACGGTGCAGGCGAAGTTGACTTTAGTGAAGATGACCTGAAAGAGGATGACGAAGGCAACTTGTGGATAGAGGATGAGATCCAGTTTTAAGAGCAAAAAAGACTTATCGCTAAACAAGTCCTGCACTACACTATACATAGTGGCAGGGGATTGGCCTCTGCCCGATTAACCTAGGACTCTAGAAAGGAGCAACCTATGCAAGAGAATGATGCAAATGATACTGTGGCTATTGATGTTCGTGATGATTCTGATGTTCGCATTGCTGCGTCCGTAGTTTTACAAGACAATCTAACCAAACGCGCTAATTCTGTCCGCGTACATGGCGAGAACATGGGTTTAGATGTTTCTTACCTGATGGGCGTAGTCGCCAAGTTGGTGGACCGCATTGATGCGCTAGAACTTCTCCATAAAAGTTACGAAAACTACTTTGCGATGGACACATTTAACCCTGCGGATTATGTGCGCAAAGATGACTTCAGGCCTTTTTTGGACGAACACTATGTAAGCAAGGATGACTTCAACCCCGACGAATACATTTGCCGCAATGACTTCGATCCTGATGACTACGAGTTTGAGAACTTCAAAACTGAAAGTGAAATCGATGACATTGTTGAACGGGCTCTCCGTAATGCAACATTCAATATAAGTGTGGAGGTGTAATCATGGGACTTGATCAATACGCATATGTGCGAGCACAACTAACCGATCGCGAAGAAGATGGGCATACATTCACTGAGTTTGGTGGCGAGCGCGAGTTTACTTGGCGCAAGCACAGTCGGCTTCAGGAATTTATGCTAAGTCTGTGGACCGAGAAAGGTAACGAAGAAACCTTTAATTGTCAGCCACTTGAGTTAACTGAAGAGGATTTGTTGCAGTTACAACGCGCCATTGATAATGGTTTCGTTGACTTTGAGTGCGATGGCGGTTTTTTCTGGGGACACCAGTTCCAAAAGGAAGCTGTTGATGAATCGCGTGAATACGACCGTGAGTTTGTGACGGAAGCGTTAGAAGCTGTCCGCGCAGGCGAACGGGTAATCTATAGCTGTTGGTGGTGATATGTCTAAAAACCGCTACGCAGACGTCCGCAGTGAGGTTAGCTACCTCCTGCGGCTCGCCGAGCAAGAGTTCAAACTCGAGCGCGAGTTATCGCAATCTGTGCAAGATGACACTTTTGGTGATGACCGCCGTGTGGGTGTACTTGCTTTCTTGCTCTCAACTATCTGCCACCATGTGCCAGAGGCAAAGCAACGCTTAGAGGAAGCGATAGCCAGTAAGCACAGACAGGTGGCGCTCATGCAAAATAGGAGTAAGAAACATGAGAAAAGCTAAAGTACATAAGACAAAGCGTAAGACTTACAGTGATGAGTTTGTTAAGCGCATCTTATTTGATAAGCATTGTGGTATGACTATTACTACAATCTGTAAGGAGTATAACCTCAGTAAATCGCAGGCTAATTATATACTCTACATCCGCGGTGCTACATTAACTGTAGACGACTTCTCGCCTGATTTCAGCAACTTTAATAATAAAACCGAGAAACACGCCGCTCAGGGTTCCGAACCTCCGTCAACTCAAAAAAAGGTTTGGTCAAAAGTAAAGTCTGTGTTAGGCTTCGCTTAACGACGAATAACTCCTCCCTGACTGCTCACTAGCCCCGAACCCTGCGTTCGGGGTTTTTTATACCCGCAACATCAACCATTCTAAGCACACACTCGACGCCGTTCGACGCTCAAATTAACAGTGGGTAGGGTACCACCAAGGGTGCAAGATGGACCATCGACAATGGCTCTATATAACTTTGCTATATAGGACTAAAATGTGGATGACGATAAATTTGTATTTTAACTTTCTCCAATATCTCGATATCACACTATCAGTAGTGTAATCAAACACTTACCCAATATCAGTCACTAATGATAACAAAGATATTGATCACTCTCGTGTACGCGCGATCTCAAATGGCCTTAAATTTGAATTTAACATCATCCGTGTTTTGACCTATTATACAAAGTATCTGCTCACTAAAGAGGAATATACAAATGGCTCTCGCCAAAGCAACTCATAAACCTAAGATGGACGTAGTGGCTAATCCTCGTGTTGAGAAAGGAATCACACCAAAGCAGGAAGAATTTTGCCGACTGTATGTGTGCGAAGACATTTCCCAAACCGAGGCGGCTGTCCGTGCAGGTTACTCTGTAAAATCAGCCCACGCCATTGCGTCCCAACTGCTAAACGGTCAGCGGTATCCCCATGTTGTTGAGAGGATTCGTGAATTAAAAACCGAGATGGCTCGCAAGTACGAAGTCTCTTTTGAGGGACACGTGAAAAAACTCGCTGAGATTCGTGATCTGGCAATCCAGAACGGCAACTATCCCGCCGCAGTCGCTGCTGAAAAATCACGAGGACAAGCGGCAGGTCTTTACATTGACCGCAAAGAAATCTTGCATGGTCGCATTGACCAAATGTCCCGCGAAGAAGTCATGCGTGAAATTGCACGATTGCAAGAGGAGTTTCCTGCTCTGGCCGCAGTCAACTCGGGAAACATGATAATTGATCATGACACCGTTGACGTTGAGCAAACAGGATAACAAAAGAAGTGTCTTTAATAGCGTCTGGGTGCATACTGGTAACAGTAGCAATAGAGCTACCTCTCGTAGAAAGGAGAATGAAATGACACAGTTCTTTGAATGGACCAAAAAGTTAGGACAGCAACACTTCTCAATGGGTGGAGGTGAAACGCTGTGTGGCATGCCGATGCTCGGCAACAATTATGCTCGCGAGTACGAACAAGAGGATAAAACCCCGTGTCCAACATGCGCTGAGCGCAAAGACTTTATTGTTGTGGGGGAATGCCATGACTGAGTTCAAGCCAAACATCCGCGTCTTTAATGGCGGCAAGTCTCGCACGATACTCAACTGGTCCCCTATCGCAATGGCGTATTATGTTTACCGCGAAGACGGTATTGACAAGCCACAGTCTACACATAGTCAGGGCAACCTGCGTATCTACAATGAGTTTGATGCAGCCAAACGTGACTGGGATAACCGCATTGCTATGATAGAAGAAATGGAGGCACTTGATGCCAACTAAACCTGAGTCCAGATTATGGGCGCAGTTGCGTGATGGAACCAAGGAGCTAGGTGTGTTTTGGACACGCCTAGAGTCCTGGTCTAGTCCTGGAGTACCTGACTTGCACGGTATCACCGATGGCTGTGCTTTTTGGCTTGAGCTGAAGGTTCACAGGTTAAAGTCGCTAAAGAACATCCAGTTGCGACCTCACCAAATTGCTTGGCAGATAAGATATAGCGGATATTCTGGAAACGTCTGGAACTTGGTTAGTCATCCTTCCTCCCGTACTATAAATATATTTGGGGGGAAAAGGGCGATGGAGATAGCAGGACAGACAGAGAAAGATGGACCATTGACCCCCGACTGGTGTTCGGGGACACCGTATGATTGGAAGGGGATGATGGACTTCATTGTAAATCAAAGTCGTCCCATTCTAAAGGAGAAGATCGTCCAATTTCCTCAGTCCGAAGGTCCGAGTTCCATGGCCTCATCATCATTCTTCGTGAATCATTTTCCATTGATGATAACCGATGACGATGAATGACGATGACGCGACAGATGATAAATGATGATGACCCGTGGTGACTGGACAACAAAAGATAATTAGTGACTTTACACTGATAGCTAGCTGGGCTATAGTGAATTCATAAGGTAATGGTACCTTATGACATATCTCGTAGAAAGGAGATTGATATGACTACAACAGCTAAAAAATCCGCGCCTCGCGCTAAAGCTACCGTGAAATCCGTAGAGCTTGTCGTAACTGACAAGGAGTTGAGCTACGATGAAATCTGGTCCTTCGTCCAGAAACATGCGGGCGGCAATGAGGCTAACGTGAAAATCGTACCTCTTGACAATGTCGACCTTACAAGTGACGCGCCCGTGCCATTTGGATATGGTGGAAAAACAGGAGGCGTTCGTCAGCGTATCCAAGACTGGATGCTTAAAGGCGTTGAAGGTGACCTGTCACTGAAGGCCGTGCTCAACAAGGCCGCTCCATTAGGACACTCGCGCAAGAAGCCTGTCTGCTTGCATGCCCTGATGCACGGTGGATATTCACCGTCCAGCAAATACTGGATGACACCATTCGTCAAGCTAGTGGTCCAAGGCTAACGGACCACGGGACAGGGAGGCTTCGGCCTCCCTTTTCTTTTGCGCCCATTCTAGACGAATATTGAGGACGCCATCCCATTCCCGAGAGGACGGACTTGACCATTCGCGAGAGGAAACTTATAGATATATGTTGACATATATCTATAATAGGTATCTCATCATCAATCATTCTCCGTCAATCTCTCGGTGACGATGAAAGATGATGACGCGACATCATTGGAAAATTAAAGATGTGTCAGGTGGCGCGGTTGGTGTATAGTTGTTCTGTGTTTAATTCTTTAGAAAGGAGAAACCATGGACACGCTCTTAAGATTTTGTGGATATTGTCTCATGTTCTTTGGCCTGTTCCTACTGTTTGGTGCAGCCGGAACCAGTGACGTTGACCCATACTTCCCGCTCACCAGTTTAATGTTGATGTCAGGCATTGGTCTCGGCTCAATGTTTGGTGGCTATTTAATACTGGCAGCAATAGGTGAGTGAATGTGGTTTTTTATATTCGCTATCATTGTTGTGGGTTTTTGGGCAATAACTGCCTCAAAATAAAAAATGCAAAATAGTGAAAAAAGTGCTTGCACTAATGTTCACTAATTGCTATTCTATATTTGTAAGCAATAACGCTTACCGCCAAATTCTCGTAGAAAGGAGATAACAATGGCAAACGCAAAAACAAAAACCACCACCGCAAAAACAACCGCAAAGGTTGCTGAGTTTCTAGGTGGCGCTGACGTAACCTACAGCCAAATTTGGCAGTTTGTTAATGAGCAAGCAGGTGGCAACTTGCACAATGTACAAGTGCAGCCGCTAGCCAATGTGCAGCTAGACAGCGAGCAGCCTGTACCGTTTGGCTACGGTGGCCGGACAGGTGGGGTACGCCACCAAATCCAAGACTGGTTGCTAAAAGGTGTTGAGGGCAACATGTCCCTGTTTGCAATACTTAACGCCGCCGCGCCGCTAGGCCACAGCCGCAAAAAACCAGTTTGCCTGATGGCAATGTTGCAAGGTGGTTACAGCCCAAGCAGCAGCACATGGGGGACGCCATACATTAAGTTGGTTGTCCAACCCCAAGCCAAGTAGGCTAGGGTACCCCCGCCACCCCGCCACGAACACCGTGGCGGGGTTTTTTTGTGACCCCCCGCGAGACGATCCCCTTGGTTATAGTGCTAGCTATAACCAAGTTTTGGACAAATCTTCGAGAACCAAATTACTTTTTCTGAATAGTGAATTTTACTCGATCAAAAACCGAGACCCC